CACTTTCGACGACGAACTGGTTGGTCAGAGTCCAAAAATGCCAAGCGCCTTCGCCGCATCCCCCGCAGCTGTGCGAGGAGGTGCGGCGAAGGCGCGAAGCGCCGGAGCCTCTTACGTACCAGTTACACGTAAAGTTACTCTCACGGATGAGAAAGAAAGAGAAAAAGGTGGGGTGCAAAGTTGAGCATTCCCATATTCATCGACTGGGTAACTATTCGTCAGGATCGGCCAGAAGGCGGGGTTCCAGTTCTAAATGGCGGCCAAGTAATACGCATCGACTCTGATGGAAGCGTGGAGTGGAAAGTTGACCAGCGTCTAGGACTTGAAGGCTCATTTGATAGCCGTGTAGATGTCCGTTGTGATGGCTATAGGGTTGAGTTCAGCGGAAACATTGCTCGTTTTAACCGGCGCGACAATCTCTTCGGTTATCAATGGAATGACACGATTTCGCGCATCAATAGTTTGTTGAATCTGTATTCAATCCCCCCGTTTACAAAGGGAAGGCTTTTTCGATTTGCCGATACGGGTTGGACATGGACTGGTGCAAGAGTGTCACGCATCGATGTCACGATGAACTACGCAACATTTTCCACCGACGCGATGCAGGCTTTGATGTCATCTCTTGCTGGCCATCATATTGGGCGTCAAAAGGGAACTCTACGCCCCGATGGAGCAACCATCGAGTACGGCGCTGGAAGCAAGTATGTATACGGGAAGATTTATGCAAAGCACGTTGAGTTTGAACGGCACGCTAGCCGCAAGTCAGGCTCCCATGTTGACCCTGAAGTAATCGACTTTTGTAGAAACTACGGAGTGCTCCGCGAAGAATTCGGCCTTAAAAGCCGTTTCCTAACGCAACGTGGATTGGCCTATCTCGGTGCCATTAGTCAACAGGAACTAAATAACGTTTTTTTAGAACGGTCTCAGTTTAGGAGGTTTGAACAGGTGAAATATGAAAGCTTTGACGACTTGCCTAGACATTTGAGAGCGACTTATGTGAGTTGGCAACATGGATTTCCGCTCGGCTTGTCGCAGGCGACCTTTTACCGACATAGGAATGCCCTTCTGAAGTACGGAATTGATATTTCAGTTCCGTCAAACATCGCACGCCTTCCGATCCGCATTCGAACCGTCGATGTAGCAGCCCTTGAGGCTCCTGAGTGGTATCGGCGGAAGTACGGCTAAAGATTTCGCGCCGGGATTCGCCGTACCGGGCAACGCGCAAACAGGCGACAAGGAAGAGTAGAAATGGCTATTGAGAAATGCAAGATTATGGGTGTGAAGTTTTTTGCCGGGAATATTGACGGAAAAAACATTGACAGCGGCAAAGTCTATATCGAAGAGGCGTTGGATTTTACAACTGGTCGGGCAAAAGGCTATGCAAGTCAAGAATATAGCTTAGGCAAGGCCGAGGCGGCTCAGGCCATCATGCACAACGAGTTCCCTTTCGTTGGCGAAGTCGAGTTCATGCGCGTGACGAACGGCGATGTCACCAAGAACATTGTGATGGGAATTAAGCCGCTTGAACGAGTCACAGAACCGAAAGTTAGTTCATCCGCCCAAAAGGCCGCGTAACCATTATGGCTGGGGCATTCGCTTCCGTCGTGACCTGCGTTGCAGGAGTTCCAGGCAATCAAGGACCTTGCGAAGATGGCTACTCACAAGTAGTTCAAGACGTTTTCATTATTCCTGCTGCTGAAGCGAGCGTTATTCAAGAATTTTTTCAACCGTTTGATCCTTCGGTGACAGCTGGATTCTTCATGGCGTCAATGTCAATAACCGTCGCAATCTGGTTTGCTTCCTGGGCTATCGGTAACGTAGTTCAAGCTTTTAGACGTTTTTAGGCCAATCAGGGGGCCTTATTTCCCTGCATTTTGTTTATAGGTGTTTTATGAAGAAAGTCGCTCAAAAACTCGGTCTTGCCATCGTTGGCTTGACTGTCTCCACCCTTTCCATGGCTCAAGCCACTCCGCCAGATTTCGCGACACTGACAGGCTCGGTTGATGTTGCCACGGTTATTACGGGAATTATGGCCGTGGCCGCCGTCATGGTTGGTGTTCATCTGGCTTGGAAGGGCGTGCAGTTCATTATGCGTGCGGTGAAAGGCGCGTGATATAGGCGTGATTCTCTAATGGGGGCTGATGCCCCCATTTGTTTTCGGATTCGCTGATATTAGAGTGCATAACGAACCGGTCGAACTTCAAGGAGCAATGTGTTGGTCACTTTCTTATTTGTTTGGCTCGTCATCTGGGTCATATACGGAGTGTTGTTCAGTATCGCGGCGCTGTTCGGATTTTTGTTCGTCGCTGGTTTGATTGACGCTATTTCGACCTGCAAACGGATACAGCAGTCGGCATAAGGGCTTCACAAACTGTATGGCCGTAAGGAGGTAGAAGTATGACGCTGTGGTACATGATTTTTTTTATCTGGGGAATTGTATGCGGTTCGCTAATCGTCGTTGGCTTGCGGGGTTAATTTTAGGACTTCATTTAATGAGTATGGTCCCACCGGCTCATGCTTTTTTGCCATTAGTGTTCGGCGCTGGACGTATTGGCAGTTTTATTGGAGCTGCTATTCCCTCGGGCATGCGAGCAGGCGGATATGCAGCGCGAGATCCCAGGATGGCTACAACGGTTGCCGCAATTGGCAAAGGCTTAGCCGGGCGTATGACTTCGATGGGTAAATCTATAACTTCCCTTCCATGGGGCAAGACAGCGGTTTACTCGGGTATCGGTGTAGTCGGGGGTGTCGGCGGTTCGTATGCTCTTGTTGAAGGCCTAAATTGGATCATGACCGATAATCCGGAAACTGTTCAGGTTGAGCAAGCTGGCGGTGAAAGTTCGTCTTTGCCTCTAGTGAACTCCTACACTTCGCGGAAGGAGTTTCTAGAAGGCCAATCAACAGGCGTTCATTGGGCCAATGTCAGTACTAGCCCTGAACCGCGAATAACAAGGCTCCAGATATTTCATGTCCCATGTGTCAATACGTCAGGCACATGTTCGATAAGTGGATTGTTTCCTTTTACCGAATCGAAGGTCGATGGACCTATGACTGGTCCCTATGTAACCGGCGGAGATGCTTGGTCCAAAGTGGCTTCCTTTGCGTACACGGCTGACGCAGAGAATCGGCATCAAAAACAACTCTGGGAATTTACCCCCGCTGGCGGCTATGTTGACGAACAGCCTCCCGTTGTCATTGAGAAGCCCATTGATGTAGCAATGGAACAAGTTGCTTCACTGCCTGATGAGCAATTGGACCAGCCTCTGTCTGATGTATGGCTGGCAGGACTCGCAAACTCTGCTCATCGGTCGGCAACTCTTGAACTGGATCAACAGCCTGGGTATTGGCCTTGGGCACCCAGTCAGCCATTGGTAAAGCCAGCTGACGTATCGAAGGTATTTGCAGATAACCCGGCGTTAGTTCGCCCAACCGTGCGCGATCTAACAGAAGCGATAGCGCCACCTGCCGCTACTACTGTACCTTTGCCAATGCCAGAAAAATACTTACCAGCTACTGATGGGGGCGTTCCCCCACCTCCTGTACTGCCCGGCAACGCCGACGGAACCGAGATCAATTGGGGCGATGATCCTAATGTTGGTGCTCCAGGCCTTGAAGCCATACCTACAGCTCAGCAAATTCTTGAACCCTTAATGAGCGTGTACCCAGAGCTTCGCGAGGCGACGTTTGGTATGAGTGCTGGAACTTGTCCTGTTGGCGAATTCAATATTTTTGATTCCCAATACGTCATGGATCAGCACTGTGTACTACTTGAGCAAAATCGAGCCGGTATAGCCTTGTCTATGGCCCTTGGATGGTCGATTTTGTCGTTAGTAATCGTTCTGAGGGCTTGATCATGTTCGGCATTCTTCTATCTGCTTTATTTTCAGCTCTTGCTTGGGTAGTTCGGTCGATACTCGTCAAATTTGTAGTTTTCTTCGGTCTGTTCTACATCACGACTGAGTTTATGGGTGTGATTGTTCCATCGTTATTACCTAATAGCCAGTCCATTTTCAGTGCCATGTCATCACTGCCTCCATCTATGGCGTACTTCATGAATATTATGCAAGTTCCCCTTGGCATGTCGATGATTTTTAGTGCCTTGGTGACGCGATTTATCATCCGCCGAATTCCTGTGATTGGCTAGCTATGGCAATCAATATCTACAGTGGCCTTATGGGTTCAGGCAAGAGCTATGAGGCTACTCTTGAAGTTGTCCTTCCTGGCATTTTGAAAGGGCGTCGTGTCGTCACAAATGTGGATGGAATTAACGAAGAGAAGATCCATGCCTTTCTACTGAAGAAAAATCCTTCTCATCAAGGTGAGTTAGGTCCAATCATCCATGTGAGCGATAACGATATCACTGCGCCTGGGTTCTTCCCTGACGAAAACAAGCCCGATATTGTCTCCATCGTTCGGGCTGGTGATCTGATCGTTATTGATGAAGCGTGGCGGCATTGGTCCTCTGACAAGAAACTCAGTCACGAGCATATGCAGTTCTTTCGTATGCATCGCCACCATACACACCCTGACACGGGCCTTTCATGTGATCTGGCCCTGGTTTTTCAGTCAATCGGAGACATACATAGATCATTGAAAGCGGTCGTGGAGCTGAACTTCAAAACCACAAAATTGAAGACGCTGGGCTTAAATAGTTCTTATCGAGTTGAGTGGTGGGAAGGCGGCAAACAAACAAAAAATGCATTTGTTGGGCGTCGCGTGACTCGATACGACAAAAGTATTTTCCCGCTATATAAAAGCTATTCGGGTGCTGGCGGTACGGAGGTTTCAATCGATTCAAGGCAGAACGTTTTGAAAAATCCTCGACTGTGGATAATGGCCATTTTGTTAGTTGGCGTTTGTGCCTATGCATTTTGGTGGCTTTGGGGCTATTTTCATCCTGCGCCAATCAAATCATCAGCTTCAACGTCAATGCCGGTAAAACCTTCAGTATCGGCCGCAACGAGCGCTTCTAATGCTGCACCCGCACCGGGTATTGAATATCGCATTGGCGGCCTCATTACGTTGCCGAATCAACGTTTAGTAGTGATTTCTGATCGCGTTGGCAGACTAACTTACGAATCGACTTACAACTTCAGCGGTCGTGGCGTCTTTTTGACCGGAGAGCATAACCACAAGCGGGTTGATGCAGCTCCTTTTCTCGAATGA